GGGTATATCCGCAAGTACGCTTTGCAGGGGCTAGACAATCTGTATGTGTGGCCCGCTTCACAGCAGACCGGCGACTCGCTAATTATTTACTACGCGCAGAACCCGCTTCTTCTTGTAGACACAGTGGTCGATCCGCTTGTTGAGGAATCTTCTCCTTCGTCTGTTCCTAGCCAGTGGCAGCACATGATTAGCGTTGCGGCAGCGGCTCGTCTTTCTGACGCCGTTGGCGAGGATGTCACTCTTTCTCAGGCTCTTCAGAACCGTTACGAAATTATGTACTCTATGTTTACCAAGTGGGTAAATGGTCGTCAGGGCCGTGGAACTCGCATGATGCCAAGCGGTTACGCTCGTTCTACTGGTATGCCTCAGCATGATCGAAGCGCGTACTACTCTTCCGTAGATAGTTACTAATGAGTAAGAACAGCCGCTGGATCGAATACTCCGACTTCTCTGGCGGAGAGATGAGCGACATCAGCGCAAGCCTCATCCCCGACAATGGTTTGCTGTATGCAGAAAACGTCTTTACGGATAAGTCTGGACGCCTTACTAAAAGAAAGGCAATTAGATCTTATCTTCAAGCCGCAAACGCTAACTATTACAATTCCCTCGGAACTTCTGACGATTCTGAAAGCGCGGCACTTCAGCGCGGTTACGCTTCGCGCGTATCGTCTAACAAGATAATTCTTGATTCGTTTGAACTTGGTGAACCGGGCGGAAGTAGCCCACTGGAAACAGGAACGGCATCAACAAATAGTGATGTTGGATCTTATTCTTCTGGTGTACCCGGCGATTCGTTTAACTCGTTTGGAATTGTTGGATTCCCAATTTCCGAAAGTGCTACTTCGCTAGGGACGACTTATAACGCGCTTCCTATTGTTTGGGCTGGTGGCGCAAAGGCTGATGTTGGAAACTTTTCAACAACTTCTGGTGGAACCGTCACCGTTAAGGCTAACGAGTCTGTAATTGCGTTTTCCACACTACCGTTCTATAACGCTTTTAAAGCAACAACAATGGCCGGACAATTTTTTTATGCGACGGTTGGTGCTGGAACTAATCAGAACGAATACGTTGGCAAAATCATATCTCAAGACGATGCGGCTGGTACGATTACCGTAACGCCTACCCCTAAAAACGCTTTTGTCGGAACGTATTATTCTCGTTCGACAACGTTTGGTATGGGCGGGGCAAACTTTGAAACTGGTGGCGGCGCTAGGCCGATGGGCGCTAACTCTGCAGTGATTCACCAGAACCGAACCGTTTGCGCCGTTCAGGGCACAAATAATTATGTTTCCCTATCAGCATTTACGCCGCCCTCGTTTGCAAAGGTTGACGCTAGGGCTAATACGATTATGTGGAGCGCGATTACTGGTGAGCCTGCAACGGCGGCAAACACCAAGTCTGATGGTCTTCTGGGCCTTCTCTATGCTGGGTGGCCTAAGGGTCAGTCGTTGACGCTTGACACTGCTGGGATCACGGGCCTCGTGAGCCTTGACGCAAACAATCTTATGGTTTTGTGCGTAGATAAGATTCTGATGCTTAGCGGTACCTTGGGAAGTATTGTTACAACGGGCGGGGTAACGGGCGAAAGTTCTATTAACATCCGTACCCTGTCTACCAATATTGGTTGCGCGTACCCAAAGACTATTCAGAAAACCCCTAAGGGCGTTATGTTTTCTGATCTAAACACCGTTTACATTACTGATGGCGCATCTTTTGTAAATCTAATGGAAAACAAAGTACAGTTTTCTTACGGTTATTTTTCGTCTTCTGTTGGTATTTATGGAGCCGATTTCCCCTGCGGGTCGGCTGTTCTGTTTAACAACTATTATGTTTTGTTTACAAAATATGGCCTAGGTTGGATGTGCGACCTTTCTAATGATTATTCTTGGACTAGAATAGTGGCCTCTGGATTTACTGGCCTAACGTGGGGTTCTGGTATAAATGACCCCAAGGGGAGCGGTCATGTATACGCACCAAAATTTCTTGTAGATCCAGCAAACCCCGGGGCTGCAAGTGGGTCAAAGATTTGTCGTCTAGAAACAATGACGCTAACAGATCCCTTTGAACAAATTCCACCCTCGCCCAACCCAAGCGGTTATAACTTCTGGTGCGACCCAGACACATCCGCGCGCGTAAACGCAAGGCTAGTAACAAAGTCGTACACGTTTAACTCGTCGTCTTCTATGAAGCGGTTTCAGAAAATGGTATTTACTGGAGCATGCAACGCGCCCAATACTGTTGTTAGCATTAAAACTGGGCTTGACCCCGACTTGATTGTTACTCAGGGGTCGTTTTATCTTGGCGGGGTGTATTACAACGGTCAGCCATCTACGCTTAAGGAACTTAGGGGCACGGCTCCCCTCTCTACGCCGGGCTATTTCCAGAGTAAGGCCACTAATGTTGGCTTGGCACTAGAGTTTACAACGGCGTTTTCCGGCAGTTATTTGGTAACGCAAGACGACTTTTGGATTGATAAACTTTCGTTTAACTACACTGTTGCTAGGCAGGGCCGGGTTAAGCGCTAATGGCCCTTGACGAAAGCAACATCGAAGCCACACGAATCGCGCTAAGCGGCGCTGGCCCAATCCCGAACGCCGTCCTCTACAACAATGCTAAAGACCTAGCCGCTGCTATGAAAGCGGCAGGTGTCACGTTTGGTGGAACATCCGACCCGCTCCCCATTGGCTCCGTCGTTGCTTACTCTGGCGCGACAATCCCCACGGGCTATCTAGACGCTGATGGTTCTAGCCAACTCCGAGCATCCTACCCTGATCTCTTTGCGGCTATTGGGACGACATACGGGCCGGGTGCGCTTCCGGGGACGACGTTCGCACTTCCAAACTTTGTCGGAACCTATACGAACTTCATCATTAAGGCGACGGCTGCGGCTGCTAGTACGACAGTGATTAGTGAGACGCTCATTGCGGTGCCTCTAGGCTCGCTCCAGTTGTATGCGGGTAGTGTGTATCCGACTGGCTGGCTACGCGCTGACGGGACTGCTATCAGCCGCACAACGTACGCAGGCTTGTTCGCGATTATCGGGACAACGTATGGTGCTGGCGATGGCAGCACCACATTCAACCTGCCGAACCTCTCTTCTAGTGGTGTACCTAGTCCTGTTTATATCATCAAGGTTACGCTTAGTGGTAGTGTTGAGCCGTCTACTGTTGCTCATGCTTCGTCGCATATTCGTGCTGGCACGGATGTCATTGACGGGGATCGGGTGCAGATTGATTATGTGCCGTCTGCGTATACTCGGAATGCGGCTGCGCCCGGTGCTGGTGCGGTCACTGATCTTACTGCGCATCTTGCGGGGATTAACGCGCTTTCCGGTCAAGGTCACATTATTTGCTCATCTTTAAGTCGTCCCGCCTTCCCCGCTACGGGAACAATGATTTACGATACGGACATTGAAAGGCTGCTTCTCTACAGCGGAATATCATGGGTTATTATTCCTACTGCAAACGATGAGGCTTACGGTCAATACTTATACGACGGTGCCGGTCTTGTTGCCGCAACAGGAAACACTAAAGTTCCTTTTAGCAATTTGCTTTTTTCAAAAAACCTAACGCTATCTTCCGGTTCTATGATTTTTGCTAAGCCCGGAATATACGAGTTTTCCGTAGGCCATCGCTTTGGTACTGGTGCTGACACTTGGACGGGTGTAAATCTTTTTAACGCCACTACTTCAACCGTACTTGCTAAAGCATATGGCACCGGACAAGTTGGCGGGGCCGATCCGGGGCCGGTAAGTTATCAGTTTTTAGGGCAAATAACATCCACTACTCAATCTCATGATATTCGTATTTATCGTGATAGCGGCAGTTTGACGCTGCTAGACCCTGTTGATAATGCGGGTTATCAAATAACCTGTACCGTTAAACGTTTAAGTAGTAGTTAGGGGATGGTATGACTATTTTTGGTAGTGGACATCAAGTAGTAACCAGCACCACACGACCCGCAAGCCCTATCGTCGGACAGATTATCTACGAAACAGACACGTTTAGTCACCGCTGGTGGAATGGCACTGCATGGGAAGGCGTCACGCCAATCGGGTCGATACAGTCCTTCGCAGGGTCAACCGCTCCCAGTGGGTGGCTTATCTGTGATGGGCAAACACTAAACAGCGTAGCCAATACGCAATACGCGGCGCTCTACTCCGCTATCACTACGACGTATGGAGGAACAAGCGCATCCTCGTTCAAGATTCCTGATCTAAAGGGTCGCGCACCAGTCGGTAAGGGCGCGAACGTCGCGGTAGACGCCTTAAATAAGAGTGATCTCCTTGCCGACGCTTCGCGTAATCCAAACCATTCACACACAATTACGCATACGCACAATATGGGTAACCATACGCATGGCGAAGGTAGCCAGTTTGCCCGTTGGGTTGCTGGTGGTAATATTTACTACGCAAATGTTATTGGCGGCGGGGCTTGGGGAACTACTGTTTACGGTGGTGTGCAGACAATTGGCGGAAATGCGGGAACGCTTAGTGGTGGGCTGAGCGTTGGTGGCAGCACTGGCGGCCCAAGCACAAACACTACTGACGGCAGCAATACCGCTAACAGTGGTACTGCGGCACAACCATTTCTTGTCACTAACTACATCATTAAGATTTAGGACAAATAATGACTAACTTTCCAATTGAGAATCAAGAAACATTTGATCATGGTTCGTACCAAGCAGAACGCGCGGTTGCGTATCCGCCTATTGGGGATCAGTTGGATGATTTGTATCATGCGGGCG